CGATCCTGTGACGTGGAAACGTCAGTGTGTGGTGTCTCTGGCGACTCGTGGGAACGCTTACGGGTTCATCGTGGAATTCGACAACAGAGGGTACCCACTTACTGTCGAGTGGCTTCCCCCGAACGAAATCTACGTTGACGAAACCCACCCTACGATGCCGGTGTACTGGTGGGCATCTGCTGACGGTTACTTCGAGATCCCTCGTGAACGCATGATACACATTGCGTGGTTCACGCTCCCGGGAAGGGTCAAAGGTCTTTCGCCGGTTGCTGCGTTCGCTGCCAGCATCGGAATTGGCTTGTCTGCGAATGATTACGGGCATTCGTGGTTCGAAAACGGAGGAATCCCTCCCGCAACGTTCCGGAACATCAATAAGACGATCTCGCCGGAGCAAGCGGAAGAAATCACGAGTCGTCTCGTGTCTTCCATCCGGAGTGGCAGACCACTCACGTACGGGAGTGACTGGGAATTCAAAGCGATCGAAGTCAACCCTGAAGAGAGTCAGTTCATCGAGACGATGAAACTGAACGCAACTCAGATGGCTTCCATCTTCGGAATCCCTCCTGAGCTTGTGGGAGGAGAGTCCGGGGGATCCCTCACGTACAACAACCCCGAAATGAACGGCCTAGCACTCTTCAAATTCACGATCAACTCATGGTTGACGCTGATTGAGACGTGCCTGTCTCGTTTCAGTCCCGACGGACAGTTCTTCAAGTTCAATGCCGACGTCATCACGAGAGCAGACTTGAAGACCCGTTACGACTCCTACGCCGTTGCCATCGCCGCGGGCTTCCTCACGATCGACGAAGTCCGTCAGCTAGAGAATCGTCCACCACTACCGAAGCCCGTGAATCCTTCGCCGGTACTCGTGCCAGTGAAGGCACCTAACGGGAATGTTCCAAACGGTAACCCTGATACCGATGAACCCGTTCGTTTCCTCCCGATCAAACTGTAAGGGGTTATCGCCAGTGAGCACTCCCGCAATGGAACGGCGTTACACGCACTTCCCCGTAGAGACCCGAGCGAAAGCGGAAGGAAAGAGCATCGGAGGATACGCGAGTGTCTTCGATAAGCCTTCGCAGAACCTCGGGGGATTCGTTGAGGTAGTGGGACGAAGCTTCTTCAACAAGTCTCGTGGCGATGGGTGGCCGGATGTTGTCGCTCGGTTCAATCACGACGACAACATGTTGTTGGGCACAATCGCCGGTAGAACGCTCCGGCTGTCGGTAGACGAAACCGGACTGGCCTACGACGTCGATCCGCCCGCGGCACGTGCCGATATCTACGAGCTCGTGCAGCGTGGTGACGTCCGGCAGTCCAGTTTCGCGTTCGTGACGTTCGAAGACGACTGGGCCACGACGGAACAAGGCTTCCCACAGCGGTCACTCGTCTCCGGCCGACTGGTGGACGTTGCACCTGTCGTCTCTCCCGCCTACCTGGATACAACGGTCGGGCTTCGCTCGCTGGCCACGAAGGTGCACGTCGACTTCGAAGAGATCCGCACCATGTCGGCAGACAACGAACTCCGGAAGTTCTTCGAGCGCACTGACGGCAAAGGTCCGCGGCAACAGGCGAAACCGAAGGTGTTCGGTCCTAGCGCTGTGGCTCTCCTGTTGTCACGTCGTGACGACCCATCCGTGTAATCGTCGGGTACTCTGAAGGCATCGGTTCCTTCCGGGACAGATACGCCGGACTTAGACCGGCATGAGCATGACCCTCGGACTTGTCGGCAGGCTGAACGTCACCGACAAGTCTGGGGATGCCACCTACCTACCGGGCAGACGAAGAGTCACCCGACGGACGCACGTAACGGCACCAGGTGCCGACCGATCGAAGGCAGAGTGACTCTCACCTTCATTCCTCACGAATGAAGGGGTACCCCATGCCGGGTATTGTCGAGACGCTCCGTGATCGCCGGATGCGTGTGTGGGACGAAGCTAAGGCTCTCGCTGACGTTGCCGCGGAAGCTAACCGTTCGTTCTCTGCAGAAGAGAATGGCAAATGGGATGCACTGAACGAAGAGCTCAATAACCTTGACGTTCGCATCAAGTCTGCCATGGACACCGAAGCTCGTGCGAAGGCTGCTGACGACGCTTTCAACGCCATCCGTCCGGCGAAGAAGCATGATGCTCCTGGAAGTCCGTCGGGTGCCGACGATGACAAGCAGATGGAGCTTCGGAAGTTCCTTCGTGGTGAGTCCGGACGGACGTTCGACGTTCTTCCTGCCCGTCGGATTGACTACCGTGTTCTCTCGAAGCTCACCTCTGGTGCGGGTGGCAACACGGTGCCGACGTCGTTCTACGAGCGTCTCATGGCGCATCTGATCGAAGTGTCTGCTGTCATGCAGGCCGGAGCCACTGTGCTCAACACGGCATCGGGTGAATCCATTCAGGTACCGAAGACCACGAGCCATTCCACCGCGGCGATCGTCACCGAAGGTTCCGCGATCACGGCTTCGGATCCGGCGTTCGGCCAGGTTCCGCTGGGAGCCTTCAAGTACGGCACGCTCATTCAGGTGAGCCGGGAACTGCTCGACGACACGGGGGTAGACCTCGAAGGCTATCTCTCGATGCAGGCCGGTAGAGCTCTCGGAAATGCCTTCGGTGCCCACGCGATTACCGGAATCGGCTCCACAACTCCCCGCGGTGTCATCACGGACGCCACGCTAGGCGTCACGGGTTCCGCTTCGGTTGTCGGTGCATTCAACTCGGATAACCTCATCGATCTCTTCTATTCGGTGATCGCGCCGTATCGTGCCAGCGCTTCCACGAAGTGGATCATGCGGGACTCCTCCGTTGCCGTCGCTAGAAAATTGAAGGACACGACAGGCCAATACATCTGGCAGCCGGGTCTCACCGCAGATGCTCCGGACACCATTCTCGGAAAGCAAGTTCTCACGGACCCGAACGTTCCGACTGTCGCACTCGCTGCGAAGTCCGTCGTGTTCGGTGACTTCTCACAGTTCTTCGTTCGCTTCGCTGGTGGAGTTCGCTTCGAGCGTTCCGATGACTACGCCTTCAACACGGATCTCGTGACCTTCCGTGCGCTTCTCCGTGCGGACTCCGCTCTCGTCGACCTCACGGGAGCCGTCAAGTACTTCGCCGGTAACGCTGCCTAATCTTCGGAGTCCCTCCCCAACATGTCCAGGGGGAGGGACTCCGACCCATGCTCAGACAGGAGAACGAAATGCGCGTACGAATCGAAGTAGATATGAGCGGCACCCGGAATGGGATCCCGTGGCCTTCCCGCGGAAGGATCGTTGATCTCCCGGATGACGAAGCTCGGGACATGCTGCACAACGGCATGGTGAGTGTCGTCAGTGACGAAGACCGCGAAGAGCGCGCTGTGCTCGTTCCTGCCGACATGGAAGACGCTACGGGTAGGCATGCGCACTCGGACCGCAACGAGACCAAGGGAGACGATCCCAAGGCTTCCGGCGATGACGACGACGACGACGACGGCACGAGCCCTGTGACGACGAAGACGGCTCCCGCTCTCACGCGTACTGCGCCTACCACCGCGGCTCCGAAGACCACTCCGAAGAAGTAGGGAGAACCGCTGTGGCGAAACCCCCGGACCATGTCGACGCATCGGGAGCGTGGTCTCACGGCACGATCGCTCCCATTACCGGTGCCTTCGGTTCGTCAGGTAACTCGATTGCCGATGCTAGCGGCGCGTTCTCGCAGACGATCCTGAACAACAACTTTCGAGTTCTCGAAGACAAGATCAATGCGATTCTCGCGATTCTTCAGGACAACGGAACTATCTCGTAACCACGTGTGTTTCTGGGCAATAGGGATGTGACGTCGTGCCCGCTCCGCAACCTGTCGAGTCTCTGAAGACCACCGAAGGCATAAAAACTCAAGAGACTTTGACGACAAGTGGAGACACGGCTACCGGAGACACGCTGGTTGTCGTGTACGCGTCGGATTACTACACTCTCGCGAACATGCCCAACGCGACGTCTACCGCGGGCACGCTAGTCCCTTGCGGACATATGGACGCTGGATCGGAAACAGTCCATGCGAAGGTGTACACAGTCAGTGTGATGTCTCCCGGGGCTAAGAGCGTCACGTTTCCCGCACACATGGACTGTGAGATATTTGGGTTCGTGTTCCGCTTCCCGGTAGCACTCACGGTGAATGCTGAGCTTGAACAGCAGTTCTCGCTTACGGGAACTGTGAATCACGTGGCTCCCAGCGTGGACACTACCGGTGCCGACCGGCTACTAATGTGCGGCTGGATTTCGGGAGCTATCTTCAAGGGATTCGACAACGCTTACACGATCCCTGGAGACATGGACGTGATCGGGGAAATCGAGTCGAGCCCGCATTCCGTCCTAGTGTGCGCAGTTGAAGAGAGACCTAGTCCGGGAGCGACAGGCACACGAACCGCGGTTCTCTTCGCAGCACACGGATACGGTGCGTTCAGTATCGCGTTCGCGGGTCCTGACGACGAAGAGCCCCCGGATCCGGAAGAGCCCCCGGACCCTGAAGAACCTTCGGGTATCGAAGGTCCTGTGACTCTCGGATCAAATCTCGGATGGACGTACGGGCATATCCCTAGTGTCACGAACTCTTTCGGAACGTCTGGTAACGCGATTGCCGACGTTAGCGGTTCGTTCTCCCAGACGATCGTGAATAACAACTTCCGAGTACTTTCCGACAAGATAAACAGCATCATCACAGTTCTTCGCAACTCAGGGGAAATCTCGTGACGATCGTTAACGGCTACTGCACGGTGCAAGACGTGAGGGATCACGTCGAAGACACGAAGGCAGTTATCGCGGAAACGCTGATAGAGCGTGCGATCAGTGCCGTTTCCCGGGGCATCGATCGCCACTGCGGTTTCCCCCGTCGGAAGTTCTGGCTCGATGCCACTCCAACGACACATACGTACTTCGTTAGCGACCTTTACGAAGTATGGGTGGACGATATCGGAGACATCTCGGGACTCGTAGTCGAGACAATCTCCGGAGGAGTTACCGACACGTGGACCACAGACGACTACCACTTAGAGCCGCTGAATGCCGACGCTTCCGGGGGAGCCTACGCGTGGACGAAAGTCGTCTCCCACAACGGTCGAGCATTCCCCAGAGACTTCTACCAGTCCACGCTTCGCATCCGAACCCGGCACGGATGGAGTGAAACTCCTGACGAAGTCTTCTCAGCAACACTCCTGAAAGCTGCGTCACTCATCAAACGAAAAGACGCGCCGTTCGGAGTCGCCGGATTCGGAGACTTCGGAGTCGTTCGCCTTCGAGCTGAGGATCCTGACGTTGGGGAACTGCTGGCACCATTCCGACGCTACGGGGCAGGGAGTATCTAAGTGAGTAAGTCGATCCCCGAAGTGATGGACGCCATAGCCGACGCGGTCAACATCATCCCGCGGCTCACTGTGCGGACGAACGAGACCGGGCAGATCATCACACCGTACGCGTGGGTAGGTGTGCCGACGATCGAGAACTACCGGGAGTCGTTCGCCGGAGCCCGGATGACTCTGGAGTTCCCTCTCACCATTCTGACGTCGGCAGCGTATGACGAGATCGGAACTCGTCAGCTAGTCGAGTACGTAGCAGTCCGCGGCCCTAGCTCCATATACGAAGTGTTCGAAAGCAACCCCACGCTTTCAGGGACAGTCGAGAGAGCCAGGGTCTCGGACTTCAGACCTATCGGGGCAGACGAGTACGGAGCTATCGGCTACTTCGGTGGAGTCTTCACCATTCACGTCATGGCAAGGGGGTAACGCCATGGCACCGAAGATCAACTACAAGGCTAGAGCTAAGACTGTAGCTATCGCGCGCAGCAAACGCTTCGCTATCGACAACAAAGGAACTGCGGAACTCCGAAGGTTCATTCGCACGTTCGAGAAGTTTCCTGCCGACCTTCGCAAGAGAATGCGTCCGATGCTCATAGCTACGGGAGCGGATGCACTCGCACGAGCGAAAATCAACGC